TCGAACGGAGAGGAGTAAAAAGATCAAAGACCGTTGAAGAAAACAGCCTTGCGGTATTGAAGATAAATATCGATTACCGCTCCCCTCCTGGAAGGGAGGGGAATCCCGTCATTCTTTCCCATGACGGGAAGGGGTGGGCGTTTTTCCCATCCCGATCCTGTTTATCGGGGGTGGGCTTGAACGAATATGGCTAACAATAAAATATTTTAAGATTATTTTTGACCTGAGAAAAACAACTGCAAATGGGAACACTCATTAACCGCGGCAAGCAAACATTAACACGGAAGTATCTTCGTAGTAACTCTACGAAGGCAGAGAGACTTCTTTGGTCGAGATTAAAGAGAAGTCAAGTACTTGACTTTAAATTCCGCAGGCAGCAAGGTATCGGATCATATATACTTGATTTCTATTGTGCGAAGGCTCGGCTCGCTATCGAGATTGATGGCGAAACTCACATAAAACCTGATGAGATAGAATATGATAAGAATCGTCAACGTGAGATCGAAGAATTGGGAATTCAGTTTTTGCGCTTCACGAACCGCGACGTGTTTGAAAATTTGGAAGGGGTGTTGCAAACGATAGGCGAGAAGTTGCAAGAGCTGTCCAAGCCCACCCCTTAATCCCCTCCTCCCGTCCAACCGATGGACGGGACAGGCTCGCAGGAGGGGAAAAACCTCCCTCCTCCACTGTAGGGGGGTGAATTAATATTCCATTAGTTTACTTCGATAAGTGATTAAGAGATTAGGGCTTGCGGACTTTCGCGCCGGGTAATTAAATAAGAATTATAGGAAGAAAGCGAGAATTTTGGGCTGACCAATCAGCAATTATTTTTCCATCAGCTTTGATTCTGCGCCAGAATCCCCAATTTGCCATTTCTCCGAGTCAACCACGAGTAAACCAATTATCCGCGAATCCATCGCATATTGCTCAATTCAAAATCGGCTGGTTGACTGCCGATATCTGACAGACCGTCAGACATTGCTCGCAATCGCCTTCTTTATCGCCGGATTCATCCCCTCTTGTTTCTGCTTAAACCAATCCTGAAAAGCCGACCTCTGATCGAAATTCACCACGCTCGAATCCTTCATTAACTTACTCTCAAATGCCTTAGAAACTGGTTTTAAACCGGCTGTCTGCGTCACGTGGATAAACCTCCCGGTGCATCTGCAATTATAATCGATAGGCGGAAACGGTCCCTCGCCCTGGCGAAATATCTTCCCATTTAACTCCCGGTGCATCGGACGCGTTTTTGCATCATTTACCGCTACATATTGCCACAACGGGAAGCGATCCTTCACAGCCTCAACCTGCTCAAGCTGTGCCATTGAATATGCCGAAAACATGTTTGTCCGGAAGATCGTCTGCAGCCGAATCGGCGAATCGCCCGTATACCCCAATACCGCAACCATCTCTCGCGCCTGAGCTGCGAAGTCTTTATAACTCGTTCCATCCCGCATTGAGATCGCAAGTTTCTCCTGGATCGCATCTAACAGTTCCTGATTCGTTACTCCGGATATCGCAAATGATTTTTCGCGGAGAAATCTTATCGCATCCTCCGGGATAAGATTAAAGGATACCCTCACCGGATCGGCGCAAGCGAACCATTTTAAACTGCCGGAAGATATCGTGTAATTTCCGTAGGGAAGAAGTGCCGCGTTGATATTCGCCTGAGAACTGTAGAACCGATCCTTCTCAACAATCTGGCTGCGCCCAATCGCATCGGCTCCAAGCTGGGCGTGAAAAATGTACTGCCCGAAGTTCGCGATGAATTTCTGATCGGCGAGTTCGTTAACCCGGCGTCCAGCCTCTTCGTATGATGACGACGCAAGAAGTATTGCTTCTGCCAATTGTAACGGCTCGCGAAAGAACCTTTGTGAGCCGGTTATACAATCCTCAGTGAGGAGGTCTACCTGCTTGGCGTAAGCCTCATCTGAATATTTCAAACTCTTCACTGTAATCCGCCGAATATCAATTTGTGCAATGGCGATTCAGCCGGCATTGGTTGTCCGGGAGACTGGATGGGAACGTCTGGCGGAGCGATAACTTCTTCATCCTTTTCCGGCATCGGTATATTCAACGTGTTATAAATATATTTTTTGCCGACCGGTATTCGGATCCGGTTGATGGCGCCGTCAAGAACGTTGACCGTCTGTACCATATCCTTCGGCTCGATAATCGGTGTTTTATATTTAGGATATCGGTCTTGCGGACCGAACTGAAATGTCACCGCAGGGATAATAATGCCTTGCGTGACGATATTATCGAGCGCCTGGCAATCTGCGTAGTTGATATCCCATCGTACTTCCTGGGCAGTGTTATCATTGCCGAGTTTTCCGGGCGTCGAATCAGCTACGCCGGTGTGCCCGAGCACGCCTTTCGACATTTCCATGTTACAGAAATTGGCAAGATCGTCGTGGATAGCTGCCGTCGCAGCTTTCTGGATCGCTTCCTTGAACTCGATATCGGTTGTCTTGGGAATAAGCGCGTAAGCATCGGTCGATAATCCGCGCAATGCATCGCGCAATACCTTCTTATCCTCAGTGCTTGTTCCCTGATCGTATTTCCCAACCCGGAGAGGCGATCCGTATACTTCCGCAAACTGGATCCATGCCTTTACGTCAAAATTCTTAAACAAATACATCCATGTGCAAATCCGGAGTAGTGATTTTCGCGCTGGGTGGCCGCTCGCTGCCTGGATGATCGATATCAGCCACCGGTTCTTTTCGAGTTCAACGCCGTCCCATCTGTTCGTATCGGTTATGCGCCGTATTTCGTAGAAATCTGATTTCGGATCGCTCCCCTTGCCAAAACGGAAATGCTTTTGATGCGTCCAGACCAATTTATCTATGCCGATAATCGGCTTCGTCGTATTCCAGTATATTTGCTGAACCGAAAAACCCTTCGGAGTTGCATCGAGCATGTCGTCGGTTGCTGTACTCCAGTCCTTTATATTATCGATGAGTTCTTCACTGAATTTGGCATGCTCAATATGCTTCGCATCATCCGATCCCGGCAATATCTGATGCCCGAGTTTCTTCACCGCGAGTTTTCTCATTTGGAATAATCCAAAAAGATGCAAATCCTTCTCAAGCATCTCCTCAAATAATAGCATCTGCTGATACACGTCGCCCGTATCCGCCTCGCGCAGTATCTCGGCAAGTTTCACCGGCGTCAGATTGATCGAAGGATACGTGCTCCAGCGATCAATATTGGGAGATACGATCACCTCGTTCGTATCCGGCTTCGCGTTTCCCTTGAACATGCTGCCGATGATGCTAATTGGATTCTTCATAGTTTACCTTTCTTCGCCCGTCGTTTCCCCTTCCCGCTTCGAAGATGCGGGAGAGGGGATAAAGGGGTGGGCTGTAGTCAAAAATAAAAACAAACCGTTGCCTTTACCGCGTTATCGCCGTCGTACTTCCACTGCCGGGCGGCGCCTAAAAAAATATCGTGATACAATCTTGCGTCAAACGCCGCCCCAACGCCGTCCCAATCCACATTTAAGACGGGAAGATTGACCGTAGAAAACCACTGGACTGGAGCAAACGAAGCACACGGCGCGAACGTGGCGCGATTCTCGCCCGCTTCCGGAGGGAATGTGGTTCCCACAGAGATCCCGATGCCAAACCGCATTGCAAGATCGAATATAGGCGGGTCAAACTCGCGAATCGTTACAGCCGCCACTGCGGAATCTTTTGGTGTATAGACGGATCCGTCCTTCATCTCAACGATATCGATCAACCCGTCGCCCTTCTGCATTGGCAATGACTTAAGCGCAATCGTTATTACGCGCTTCACATCTTTTTCCTTTACGCCGCGCGGAAGCGTAATCGCATCTCCGCCCTGTATGAGCGGCGGGATGGGATGGGTTCCGAATGGCAGGGATGACGGACGGTAGTGCTCAACTCGAATCGGCGAATAATTCGAGTCCGCAGGCGTGAGCACGTCCGCCACCCGGTTGTGTGAGGAACACGAACGCAACTGCGCGAGCAGATATACAAGCAGCACGCAGCAAAAAATTATTGCAATGTATTTAAGATACTGAAGCATGTTTCTTTTTTGATAAATGTGCAATCGGACTCCTATCATCCATCATTCTCGTCCGGTGATTTGCTCCCCTCCTGCGGTTGAGCGCATTTTGCGAAATCCCGTCCGTTTTTTGGACTGGATAATTGCTGATCAGGAGCTCTTGCCGGATGTTTGTCTCTTTATTTCGGGCCAGCGTACTGCTGACAGCAATTTCCTTCACGTGATATTTCTTAAACAGATCCCGCACCATCGGATGATCGTTTGATGACAATAAAAATTGCCCCTTGATCGACGACAGCATATCGCGCAACTTCTTCCACTCCGCTTCAGTCAGCAAATCGTAATTCGTGGAACCGCCCCGGGTATCCGGATAGGGAGGATCGCAATAGAAGAACGTATCGAATGAATCGTACGCGTTGATGATCTTACTGAAATCCAGGCATTCTATATGCACGTCCTTCATACGGTCGGCGACGATATTGAGATGCATTCTTGCATGTGTTACGGAATGAATGCCGGTTCTCGACGTGCCGAAATTCTCACCGCGCGCTCCAAACGAATCGGCAAGCAATATCCAAAACCGCAGCGCCCGCTGCAGCTCGTCAACTGGTTTATCCGCCGCCTTCGTTTCGAGCCACAACTTCCGGCTATGGATCCAATGGCGTGCCGCCTCCGCAAGCTCTGCAGGCCTGTGTTTTACGACGCGGAAGAAGTTCATAATCTCTTCGTTCTTATCGTTGAATATCTCTCCCTTCGAATGTTGTTTCGCCAGGAGAATTGATGCCGCGCCGCCGAAGACGTCGACGTAAGTGAGGTGATTTGGAAACGCTGCGATGACTTGGTTCCTGATAGGCCACTTCCCGCCCGGGTACGCGAATAACTTTTGCATGTGTTGTTCCATGATGTGAATGATTTCAGTGAATGATCTCTCTAACGTCATTCCATCTCTGGAACTATCCGAACGATATGTTAACATTTGTATCACGATCTCTCGATCATATAGGCTTCTTCAATCGATAATAAACCATCGTTTGAAGGATGTGGATCGAAAATCATCTTACCATGTCTGAATACCACTGCATGCCCACTCATAGCGAACTCACGATGAGATTTGCCTCCGACGATATAATATCCATCAATGCCTGGTTCGTATGTGAGCGCGTCTGTTCCATGACGCAGACCATGATATTCGAATCCATGTTCTCGTAGAAATTTATAAAACGGCTCAAACCAATCCTGCCCGAAATCGATAAAGTTTGGAACTTGCTCAATGGGCATGTCCAATATGGATGCCAGGCATGCCGTAAAGCAATTGCCCTTCTTTGGATGTTCTGGATCACTCAGCCGTGTCTGTTTCTGTGCCGTCATTCTTCACTCTTCATTCATAACTCATAATTCTTCTATCCCCGTTTCCTCTTCTCCCTCGGTACATAACGCTCGCCGTGCATGTTCATCCGGACGTCGTAAAAATGCCTGAGAAAAAACATCATCCACTTCGGAGTCCTGAAGTATAGCCGGCGTTTCGTCACCTTCGGGATCTTCTTCAGTAGCATCGCAACCCCAATCGTGATAGCCGCGAGATGCACCCTCACCTGCCGCATCTTTATTCTAAACCATAACCACGTGAATCTTTTGTAAATAACTCTACAACGGCAATTAATCTCTAACGGTGGCATCATACTGTTCCCTCGTCATTTTTCACTTTTAATTCATAACTCTTCATTGCTTCAATATGCTCCTTCGTCAAACATTACCTGTCGTTTCTCAACGCTCTCATAGTCAAAATGTAATCCAGCCGGAAAATCCTCTATCAGTTTCACTAATTGTTGCGTGCAGTCCGGACCGTCGTCGCCGATTCCGCCATTCGATACCTGCGTCTTATCCGGGAATCCTTTAAATTGTCGCATCAACAAATCCTGGTCATCCTGATTTTTGTCGAAGAGAATAATTCCCTGTTTCACCAGGGGCGCCAGGCTCTCGATCCGCGCGTCCTTGTTCGTAACCGATTCGATCTGGTGCAGCGGCAATGCGTACCCTTTCTTCTTCATCATCCGTTGATATTCGCGTTGGAGGAGCGCGGCAAAACCGATCATCTCCACGCCGACTATCTTCGATTGGTATTCCTTGTGCTGCCGGAACGTCTCTTCAAGCATTGCGTCAACCGTCCCCTGGCGTATCCATGCATCCCAGATGAGAATCTGCAGGGTTTCGGATTCCATCGGTACCGCGGCTGTGATTACCGGTTTATAATCTCCGGAATCCTTTACGCTCGGGTCAACCATTGTATAACAAATGCACTTGGCGAGATTAATATCTTTCCGGAAATAGAATTTAAAATCGGCGTCCTTGAATATCTTGCTGCCGTTATCCCTGGGGTGCATCATCCATTCCGGATCGAACGTATCGGAATCCTGTTTTTTCTTCTGGAGCAGTTTCAACGTTGGATGTCTATGCTCCCATGCGCTCTTCAGGTTATCGTCGAAGCCTTTCTCTCTGCACATCCTTGCGATTGCAATATCCTCCACGGTTTTTTTCTCGTTCGCGATGAGCGACCTGAAGATATGTTTCCCGAAGTGTGCCGTATTCTTGCCGGTCATTAATTCGTGACCAATCGACTGCTTCGAGATGTAATTGAATAAATAGATCCCGCCCCAGCATTTGGAATTGACTGCTTCAAGCTTATCCTGCTTGATCGACATCGTATCTCGCGTGCATATTCCGGAATTGAAGGACTTTGTCGGATCGTCGATGTCGTTCAGCATAAGCCAATCGACGCGGTGGCCCGCATTTTCTTCCCCGCGCATCGGCACGTCGATCCCGGAGCTGCGCACCTTTCTCCCGTCCCTGGTGATGAACTCGCCCTGTTCCCATTTTACGAGGCCTTTAATGTCTCCGAAATCGTTCTTCAAACGGATGTTATTTTCTATCTCTGCCCTAATCGGCATGACTTTGGTTTCTGCCTTCGCATCGGAATAAGCAACAATCTCAATGAGCCAGCAGATCTCGCAGAACAATTTATAGAGCACGTCGATCTTGCCGATCAAGGTGTCCTTCGCGCTCTCACGGTGGCCGGCAAGTAAATTAAACTGATTGCGGAGTTTACAGAGATCGAAAAAAGTTGGATGATAGGTTGCAAATCCTGCTTTCACCCAGTCGATCTTCGCATCGGGATCCTTCCAGATATCCTGGTATCCATCGGCGAGCTCGATGTAATGGGGGAAATAGATCGCCGCAAAGAACATCTCATCGGAACGCGCGCGCGCTGTCCTGGCTAACCGTTTTTCAATTGAATCCCTGGGGAACGGCGTAGCCTGTGTGCGGATGCTCTCAATGAGTTTCGAGTAATCCTTATCGAATTGTATTAAGGTAAGATCGCTCATGGATATCTGTGTTTGACCCAGGTGCCAAATTCTGTGAGATAGGGAACCAACGTCATGAGAAATTCGGAGTGCTCCTCGCGCATAAACGTGACGAACTCGCCGACGCCCAAAAGGATGTTTCCCCGTTTATCGATATCTTTCGAAAGTGATTTTGCGGCTTTGATAACTTTGTTGAGAGCATCTGCCTTGCGCGCATCAATCTCTCCGGAGGTGGCCATCTCCTCCAGTTGCCTGACGGCGATCAGCATCATGTTCTTGTATGCGGAAACGCCGGTGAGCTTCATTGTCTCACGGTCTTTATCCCATCCTTCTTCAGCCCGCCAGCGGTAAACCGTTTTCTCCGGCACGTCGAGCTGGAGGGCGATGTCACTGATCTCCTTATTCTCCTCGATGTAGAGCCGCTTCGCGTTCAACCGATCATTATTTCTTGCCATGCTATCCTTTCGCTTTTCGTCACCCCTCCTGCCGTTCTCCCCTCCTGCAAGGGAGGGGTTGGGGGTGGGCTAGTGGGTCAAAAAAAATGTCCCATCGCCGCAGATTTCTCTGCGACAATGGGACATTCTTGGTAAAGAACTTTCCCTCTTCCATTGTTCTTCCCCTTTGTTAAGGGGAAGCGCGCGTCAGCGCGATGGGGTTACGTAAATATAACTACAAATCACTCTTGAGTCAAGACCAAACGAGAATTTTTCTCAACTATATAACTTTATACGGTTCGCGCAAAAACGCTGCCAGCGAATTAATTAATTTGTGAATATCTCCGGTTTTCTTGAGCAACCAGTATCTGATCCTATTGTACCGGATCCCACTCAACAATAGAGCATTCTCGAACGTCCCGAATCGTTTCGTATAAGTACGAAATTGTGGGTAGCCCTTCCCCCGTATCCCTTCGAAATCAGCGTGTGTCGGGATATGGCCAATAATCAACACGATCTCTTTGAGTTTTTTGAAAAGGTCTTCATCCGAATAGAGTTTCTGCCCAGAATGGAAAGCGGGGCGAGGTTCCAACCCGGCTGCGATAATCGCGTTATTGTAACTCCCAAATTTTTCCGAAAATGTTGCCTTGCTCGGCAGACCATTACTCCTGCCCAATTCTCTCTGAGTCGGAACTTCACCGTTCTCGGCGAAATACTTCTTCAGAATGCCGATCAATTCTGACTGTGTGAAAATGCGATCATTATTGAATTGCCGAGGCATAGTCATATCGTCCCCCTCATCTTCCCGATCACAATCACCCTCGCGCGCAAGTTGGATGAATAGATGTCGAGTTTTTGGAAATCTGCATCGCTCAACAGATCGATGCGGCAGCCGGATGGATGGAGGACGAGGAATATTGCCTTGAAGAACGCTTCGGCTTCCTGGTGGATGGCAACGAACCGCCGGTACGCCGTCAGCTTTGTATTATTGGACATGGTGATACCTTCTTGTTTATTGGACAATAGTGAAAACGAATATGCGCCAGCGCGTCCAATAGCACAAGAAGCGGCTACCACCCCGACAAAGCGGGATGACGCTGGCGCATAAAATAAAAATGCCGCGTTTTCGGAGCGGATATTGCCGCTTCTTGATTCTTTGAAAAGCAAGTTCATTGAATGTCACTTGCTGAAGAATCTGGATGCTTTTTCTTAAATTTCCGGGGAATATATTCCTCGGGTTGCAAATCCCTCACCTGTGACTTCCAGTGAACTTCACCGTTCCCGAAATCGACGTCAATGTGCACGATATCCACAGTCCCCGAAATCTTCCGCAATAATTTAATAAGTTCCTCAACGTTCGGCATTTTTCTTCGCCACAAACAGTAGTTGACCCGTGCAGATCATTCTTCCTTCTTCCTTGTGTCTGAATCTGATTGCGTCTCCCCCTTGTTTTGAAGGGGGAGAATAGTGGGGGTCGCTTTCCAGCTCTGTATCATCTTCCCCGTCACCCGGCACTGCCGCCGATCGGCGGGGACCACCAGACCGAGCTGCCGCAGCTCAAACACCCGGGGCCCAACGCAGTTTTGCTGCCATTGCAATTCCTTCGCAATCTCCATGATGCTCCAATCCGTACCCGAGGCGATCACATTGTATACTGCAGTCTGCTTCTCGCCCAGTTTGTACTCGTCCAGGTTAACGGCCATGTGCGCCGCGCGCTTAGTATCGGTCGCGATGGGAATTGCCTTCGGTATCGCGTTCACAAGTTTCTTCACGTGCGACGGAGCAGCATCGGACGCGGAGAAAAGAGGAAGCCCGGTCAATGGACCGTAATGCTCCAAAATCTCCTCACGCCGTTTATTCTTTTCCCAGGAGTTCATTTAAAATTCAAAACTCATAATTCATAATTGCGTTTTCAACTCTTCACTGAATTTATCGCCTGTTGTTGTGCGCTCTTCAATGCCCGGAGCATCACCATATTCTTTTTATTGCGTTCCCAGTTTTTGAACGCTCTCCATACGGCATCCTGCAGCGGCTTCGGGACCGCATGCCAGTGCGTTATGCACATGAGATTGCCTGCTTCCTTCCCGTTCGCGCAGCCCATGACCGGGCAATGTTGTTCGTTCATAAATCCCTCCTCCTGTTCAGCACCTTCTGTATCTCGTCATTTGATAATCGCTGATCAAGAACGCTGAAGACGGCTTTCAACGCATCAAGTGATGTTATGCCGAAGAGTCTCTGAAGCCAATCCAGATCGTTCTCGTCATAAAAGATATCACCGCATGTGCGGCCCTCCGGCGTAACTTCCACCGTCCGCGTCATATCCTCGATTATTTTAAACCCGCATCCCGTGCATACCAGGCCGGCGGTATCATTCCCCTCCAGGATCGGAACAAACGCGTGCACGTGCTCTTCGTTCAAGTCAATCATGGCTGCACCTGGCTTCCGAGTTTAAATGTTCCTCTTCGTATTGCCTGATTTAATTCATGGATATGATGCATACACCAGGGGCACACGAGTTTCCCGCAATCGATGCATCGACGGCGGCGATTTCCCTTTGCGATTTCTTCTCCACATTCTTCGCATTCGATTTTTTCCCTCCCATTCTTAGCTCTTAACTCTTCACTCTTCACTTCAGTCGTTCGCGTCATACTGTTGGTCCTTTTGCTATTTTGCTATCTGCTATCTTGCTATGAAGTTTTTTTCTGCCTTCAGTGGTCAACGCGTATGTCGATATCCTCCCGCCCTTGCGCCATGTGATCAGCCCCTCCTGCGCCATCTCGTAGCAATAGTGTCCGCATTGAGTCGCCGTGATTCCTATGCCGTACCGGTGGATCTCCTCTATAACCTCGGCGCTCGAACATTCGCTGCAGCCCGGAGGCGTGAGCGCTTCAATTGCCGTGAGGATTGTTTCCTTCGGCGAGATGCCGGTCGCCAGCCTGATCGCCTCGTCGAGCGATTTCCACCGGTTGCCGATGACTTTCGCGCAGCGCTTATTGTGCCGCGTGATATCAGCCCATCCCGGAAATCTGCCGAGATCAATGTTGAGCCTGGCAATTATCGCAAGCAGTTCTTCGTCGGTCCACTCGTGCCTTCCGCCTGGTTTTCCGGTTGCCCGGATCACCGCATTTTCGAACGATCCGAACTCGGCAAGCGCGCGGTCGGCGATGTATGCCGGTACTTCCTTAACCTTCGGCGCGCGTCCCAGTTTATCGTGCATGTCCTTGATTTCCTGGAGAACCTTCTCCTTCGGCAATCGTCCCGGTTTGCGGCTCATATTTTCCCCGGAGCTTTCTCGGTGTCATCCTCGTCGCTCGTTCCGGCAACAATGACGTCGCGTGGATCAATACCGATTCTGTCTAAGTCGTTAAGTTCGATTACAAGTATAACCGGCTCTTGATTGTCTAAATGCGAGTGAAGATTGTCGAGTTCGTGTTCGAGTTCATAGAACTCTGCACCGTAGTATTTTCCGCCCAGCATTACAATCCTATACATTCCTTTGGTCCTTTCCTTCTGTTGGAATTGTGGCGTTACTGTTCACTTCCAAAAAATACTTCCTGATCTCGTCCATTGCGGCGCCGGCGGCCCGGAGGGCGACCGTATCGGGGATCGCCCAGGGCTTAAGGATGAACCGCATTGCGTCATACACCTTACCCGCCACAACGTTCCATCCGCCTTTCGGCTCGTCGCCGGCTAACGAAGGATTCACTTCACTTCCCCAAGCGTATCCCACTTGATATCGTAACCGAATTTATCCTGCTTATTCACCTTCAGACCGATGGCGGCAAGCTTCACGTCGTCGACCTCGCCGGCGGAAATAGATTTCAGCAGCAATTCCTTATCCGGTTCCTCTTTTGTCCGGATGAATTTCGCCGCCCACTTGAATTTCTTCATGAGCTCCAGAACCGTGGCCCACGTATATTTCCTATTGAGAGTGGAAACCTTCGACGGCGTGATCCGGAAACCAACCGTTCCGTGCGTGAGTTCTTTCGAGCGGACGGTCTCAAACTGATTTTTATTCAATTCGCACCAGCTCTCGATATCGATCTCCGCAGAAGCGATCTCAATTATTTTCTCAGACGTATTCGATTCATATTTATTGCGCACCTCTTGAAGCTTTCGGTTCATTTCCGCTTCTTCCTTCTGGACGTATGTTAATGCCTTACCGATCTTGAGCAGCGCCTGGTCGACGTCTTCCCACGTTACAAGTGTTGTTTTTAACTTTGCCATAAACTGCCTTTGTGATAGTGTTAAATGTTGGTTGTTGATCGATGAATTATCGGGTCTTCCGTTATTGTGTCCAGGTGAATCGTCTGATGCGGTTTCGGCGTTGTTCCCCTGCCGTCCAAAATGTGCCTGAGGAACTTCGGCGATCCATCCTCGTTTATATAGGCGTCTGCTTTCGGCACAACATACGATGAGTCGTTATCGATAGCCTCGCCGATCAGCTCGGCGCGGTAATCCAGGATAAAGCGCATCTCGTGCTTGATGCCGCTCGTGTCTTCGTTCTTCGACCGGGCGATACTGAGATTGATATTGCGGTCCTGGTACAGCTTCGATATCGCATGGACGTCGTCCTTCGCGTGGGGATATTTCGCGCGCGCCTCGGCGAGGATGTCCTTGCGGACGATGCCCCTGGCTATGATCCACTCGCGGCGATAATTATTTACGACGTATATTAACGCATAGATTGTCGCACATCCGGCTAAGATGAGCAAGAATATTGTTGGAGGATTCATTGCCTGGTCCTTTCATCTGATTGGTTAATAGCACTTCTCGATTTTTTTGCGTTCTTCTTATCCCGGCGTTTCTGCGCCCTCGTTTCCATCCGTATTTGATCTACGGCGGCGTCTGCGGCTCCATCAATTACGCAATCATCAAAATCTGCTGGAAGTATCCTGCAGAGAGAGCTGTATATTTTTTTGCGGATTGGAATTAGTTTGATTTCCATATTATAATCTGTCCTGGGTATCGGTCTGAATCTTTTGTTTTTCATTGTCTGGTCCTTTCTAACGTGTTCGAACTGTTTTTCCCCTCCTGCAAGGGAGGGGATTGAGGGGTGGGCGTGTCGCCCGATTTCTCTTTTATCGTATTCAAAATGTTCGTGAGCGAGTGAACGCTCTCCATTGTCCGGTCCTTCTTATCCTTCTTTTCAAATAAATACGCTTCCTTCTTCGCTTTCGGGATGAAATCAGCCTTCGCCGAATCGCCGTATTGCGGACCTGGCTTTGCGTTTCTCGGCGCCATCATCAGCGCTTTGTCGATCCAATTGTAAATGAACCGGAATAGCAGCTTCGGATACTTCTTCGCATTCGCCGGATCCAGCAACCAGGCTTCGGCATCCAGCACATATTGCCGGAACGACGTCACAGAAGGAAACCGCTCCTTCAACAGCGCGAGCTGGCGCTCATCGATAACGAGCTCCGGTATCGACTTCGATTGATAGACGATTTTGATGTCCGATTTAGACAGTCTTCGTCTCGGCATTATTCCTTGTTCCTTCTTCCTTGTTCCTTGCTTCCCGGTGCACTCGCACGTGGCTCTCGTAATTAAACCGCTCGGTATGGTTCATCACGATACGCCCGGACGCGAGATGATGGTCGATTGTGGCAATCATCCCGCGTATGATTTTTGAAAGTTCCGGCGCGTTGCAAGCTTTCGTATTTTTTTTGCCGGTGATCTTGAAGCAATACTCCGCCGTGTTGCTCCACGTCCAGCCGAGGATCTCCATCAGCCGGGCGATTTGCCCCTGCTGCGACGATTGTGACGCCTTCCCCGCGCGCGCCATCTTCTGGATCTCGATCAGGATGTTCAACGCCGTCTCGTCGCTGCAACGGGAGATGTGTCCGTCGCTTGCCGGATCGGCCGCGCTGACAAGGATCCCGAACTGCTCGCTATCCATGCCGAGCCGCGAGTGCGCGATTGCATGCGCCTTGCTGTTAATCCGTTTGCGTTCCTGGAGGGTCATTGCTGCACCGCGTCTCCGTTTGCTTGCGCCGGTTTAAATCGCACCTTCGTTACCTGGACAAACGTGACCGTGCCGTGCGGCAGGCTTCGCGATCCAACGTTCTCGCCGTCGACCACGGCGAACTTCATTTCCGCCTTATGCTTCGCGCAAAACGTTTCGATTTTCGTGACGATCATCTGCTTCGCTTCGTTGAGCTGGGTGAGTGGCTCGCGTCGCTTCTCAATGATGGCCTGATATTCCTTCAGCTCCGTGCTGTTGAGGGCGCTGATATGCGTCTTCAAAAAATCAAATTCCTGCATCGCGATATCGATATCGTGCCAGGTCTTGATTTCGCGCTTCGTGGTGTGGAGATTTTTTAAGATCGCTTCCGTCGCCCGGTCGTTTGCCGGGAATATCTCCAACGTCGGCTTCCCTGCCGTTTTCCGCTCGTTCTTCATTTGTCTGGTCCTTTCTTATAATTGCGCCCCTCTTGTCAAAGAGGGGATGGGGTGATTTATACTTCGTATTCCATAATCGCGTCGTGCAGCTCTTTGGTCCGTTCGCCATTGAAATATCTGTCCCACAACGGTTTTACCTCTTCGGTCCATTTCGATACGCCAATGCTTCCGCGATCCAATAGCGTTCCGCAGATGTGCGTGAGCTGGTCACGTACTGCGTTCCAATCGATGCAGCCGTTAATCGTTATTATTAATGAAGTGTCTTCCATATTCCTTGGTCCTTTTATATAATCACGCCCTCTCCTCGCAGGAGAGGGATGGGTGAGGTTGTCAGTCAATCGTTAACTTGTACGCTTCATCCAGGTCGCAGCTCTCGATGAGTTTGTGATTGTTCTTTTCGCGAACGGAGTTTGCGTTGATCATGAGATTGACAATCGAACGGACGCTGTAACGCTTCGTTGCCCAATCGTGGATCGCCCGTATTTCAATCGTCGATAAATCGTGGTCCCAGGTATCGACGAATTTTTTCGCCTCTTCTTTCGAGATCTCGCCAACAGTCCACTTCAGCGTGACGCGGCTTCTCAAGTATCCAAGCTCCGGAGACTTGAGCAGGGCTTCCAGCTTCGTATTCGCCACGATGACGAGCGCGCAATTCTCTTCGCCCTGTTCGCCGTGAATGTAGCGGAGGATATCGAGGCAGCGGACGTTCAGCGTATCGCCCTCGTCGTAGATGAGCATGCGCGGCTGGCGCCGGAGGCTCCGGATAATTGCATTGAGCCGGTCGGTGCGCGTTCCCTTGAGCTGGCTCTCGATGTTCAGCGCCGCGCCGGTGCGGGCGATCAGCTCCATCGGTGATTGTATTCCCCACAGGTCGACGAACGCCGCGAACTCGCTATTGATTAGCGCGAACTTGGAAACAGCCTTCGTTTTTCCCCGTCCGAAACCGCCAAGAATAACGGTGAAGTCCAGCCGCTTCCAGGACATCAGGAGCATCGCATTGATTTCGTCGACCGTTTTTGTGGGGATGATTGAGTTTTTTAAAATCCATTTGACCAGGAACCGCTTCATCGCGTTCTCGATCTTCACGGTGTCGCCTTCGTATTTATCGCCAAGGTATTGCGAGACGACCGATGACGAGAAGGTGGTTCCCTTTTCAATCTCATGCGGGGTCAGCTCTCCCGATTTCACAAGATCGTTTAAACGCAGGCGCACCTCGTGCGGATCGTGTATCGAGAGCTTGCTCGAATCTAAAAGTATTGCCGCCGTCTGCGTCATGATTGCACCTCCGCGATCTGGATGAACCGCTCTCCACGCGGCTCTTTAATTTTGATGTAAACGTTCCTTACGTCGCCAATATCAAACACCGATTTATATTCGGGAAACTCTTTCAGAAGAGCTTCCTTGCTCTCGAATCTTCGGAAGTCCGTAGGGGAATAAAGTCCGTCTGAAATATATGTGTACATTGTCTTCTCCTTTTGATTATTCCCATTTGAAATAATTAATCATTGTTTCGTAGGCGTCGCTTAATCTTTGTTCACCATCAATTGGACGCTTCGCGTAAAAACTGAATGCAGCGGAATAGGCGCGTCGGATATGCGCGGGAAGCATTTTCCAGCACGGAGTACAAACTGCCTGAGTGTAATGCTTCAGATGTTCACAGTTAAACATAGGACAGGTATCTTGCTCCGGGTATGGCACTTCCCACTCTTTCTTTGGGCGTATCGTCTTGTCGCTTGTATTAGGCATTGTCTTCTCCTTCATGAATAAAATTGCGTAATCTCTTCTACAGTGAATTTCGAGCCGTTAATATTTGCCCGGTACGGAACGCCCTTGCTGAAAACGAGGACATCTTTCTCAAGCAACTTTCCACCACCACTCAAATCATGACGCATAACATCGATAACGGCATCCCGTATCTGTTTGCTCTTCACCGGCTTCCGTTCCTCGAACGTTTTCAAAAAATCATTCTTAACTCTTAATTCTTCACTCTTCATTCTTAACTCACATTCGCCACGTCGTCCGCCGTCCAGCTTCTATTCCTGTTGCGCTTCTCGCGTTGCTTTTCAATTTCAACGAGTTCTTTTTCCTGTTCGATCTTATCCATTGTTTGCGCCGCGTCGCTTTCAATTCCCGTCATCAATACAATCGTTGGCCGCTGCTTCAGGATGAGCGATTCATCCACGTCCATCGTATTCAATAGCTGCCCTTCTAAGAGCTGCATCCACGCTTCCCGGTCGGTGAGGCCGCCGTGTATTGCCGCAAGCTGATCGCGCAATTGCTTTTCGGTTGCCCTTCGTTCCGCGACAATGGAGAGATTTCCCCGTTCACTCTTGCCGATCAACGCCTTGTTGCAAGCGACCGCAGCGAACTCGCCATCGACGTACAGCGACACAAATCCTAAGTCATTCGGGTCGTAGTACACGTCGGCCCGTTTGCCGTTGTGTTTCAACAATGCGTCGCTGTAATATTCGCCGAACGGAAATTCAACCTGGCATCGCCTGATCGTTTTCGGCTTCGCGTGAATCATGAGGAAGTCCAGCACGCGGATATCGATTGTCCGCTGCGATGGAAGATTGGTGAGATAATGGACGAGCGGCGAAGTTCCCTGGTGTCGCGAGTTCTCACGGTTGTTGTAGGAGTTCACAGCAACGGCAACAATCGCATCGAACTCTTCAACCGTCAACAGCGCGTTCTGCTTGATGTCCTTCGCCAGCGTATCCGGCTTGTTCTGGTAATGGTTGCCCTTGTAGCCGGGGAGATATTTAATCATTTGCTGGAATATTCCCCACCATCGTTCCATCACCGCTTTGCTCATGCCGTGGTACGGCAGGCAATAGTGCAGATGGGTGATCCGTTGAACGCTGCGGCGGCTGTCGTCATCGAAATTAATTTTTCCGATGAGCCGCCCGGTTGCTTTCGATTTATAATCCTTGCCGTTATCAACCGTGATGTGCGCGGGTACGTTAACACTATTGACCGGCACAAATTCGCCGAGGCTCTCTTCGCTTTCCGCCGCCGCCTTCTTCGCCTTGAGCTGCGAGCCGGTAACTCCGGCGCGGAAAGCAAGGGCAATGGTTTGGCTGTTTGGCATCCACGATAAATGATACCCGACGAGGAGCTGCGTGTTGAAGTCCACAAATGCCGTCATCCACCGGCGGTCGGGCTCGCCCTTCTCATTGATGACAAGAAAATCCAATTCCGTATGATCGCCCACCCACATCTCGCCCGGCGCATAGGTCTCCGGGTCTCGCGTTACATAGGCGAGTTCGTTCGCGGCAAAATCATTCTTTCTCATGCGTCCCATTTTAATGGCGGCGGCTCTATTGCCTTTGGTGCGGATATCCCGCAGCCACCGCGTCACGGTTGATTCAGCCGGGAGATCGGCAAGCATCGCGGGCGAACCATCCGCTTTCACAACAAGGCGCTTCAGGCATAATCCCTTGAGAGCTTCATAACAAGCGTCGGCGTTCACATTTTCGCGCGCGTAAAGGGAGATTAAATGCTCTTCAATGCTTACCATTTCGCCAGTAGCTCTCTTCACAATGCACAGTCCCTTCGCCGCTCTCATCGTCAGTTTATCGCTGCGGCCTTTGCGGGCGATAACATACTCCAGCGCCTGGCGGATCTGCGGATGGTAAATGAGCTGATCGATTGATCCCCTGGAAGGAACGCCGAATAGCGTCCGGAGTTCTCCTTTGTATATCCGCTGGATACGGGCATTGATATCGTAGTTCGCTTCCACATCCATTTCAGTGGCGACGATATCCCCCGATGCGGCGATGGAGCGCAACATGCCGTCAATCTTCCTCAGCAGCTCGTCCGTAACGCGCGATTGCGAAATGACGGGAATATTCACTTCTTTAACCCCTCCGCCGCTGCGCGTCTCCTCCCCTTCGTAAGGGAGGGAATCCAACACGGGATTATCGTCAAGCCACACCAGCGTACCTTCTGCTGTTGCGCGCGATTCCAGCTTTCCGTTCTTTATCAACCGGTAAATGTATTGTTTGCTGCACTTCCTCACCGCCATTGCCTGTGTGATAGTAAGCCAGCTCATAATAATTTCAAGTTTTCAGTTTTGAATGTTGAATTGTTCACTGACGATCCTATGATATCCGCGCATCTCTGATTAAGCGTGTGTTGGGATCGTTTCCAACTGTGAGATTCACATGCATCAACTTGCCTTCCCTATTGAAGATAAGACGGTCGACTACATAGGTGCTGCGATATTCTTCTTTATCGTCTGTGAGAACGTTCTGCGGCACGCCCATGCCGTCTAAAAATTTCGATGTTGAATTTTTCATAACTGCTCCTTTTCGTTATTCGTGATGTAAATCTGTTATCGGCGAGGCAAACAAATCTATCTGCCCGTCGATATGTTTTCGTTTTGATTCGAGTATTTCTTTTTCGTACTGGCGAAGCCGGTAGTCTCCGGTCTCCGCCATAATGGCAATCGCTTCGTCATAGCCGAGCTTCGCGCCGTTCTCGTGCGCGCGTTCGTTGCACATCTTCCGCAGCGTCGATGGATTCTTGTTGCCGATAAGCTCAGATAAATGTTTGAACGCATCAAAATTCTTATCGCGCCGCCGGATCGACTCAGCGAGTTCCCAGTTCTTGATCGTGATGTAGAGCACTTCCGCAAGTGTCATTGTCATTCACCCGCTCTAATTTTCGATGCGGAAATTTCCGCAACGGTTTGGCGTTGACCGGCCTCGATGGATTTGGTAGATTGCGAGGGATGATTAACTCTTACCACATGGCTCTTGCCGCAATCGGGACATTCGTGGCGCGGCTTCAATTGAGGCGCAGCGACGACGCCGATCTCCACCAGGTGCTGGCGGATGATGCGCTGCGCCTTCTTGCTCACTTTCACTTTCCGGCCCCGGAGATAGTTGTGAATATCGGAGTCGCTAATGCCTAACGCGATAGATGCTTTCTTGATTGTGCCGTGTTTCAGATTTAAGGCTGTGAAGGCTTCGGAGACGTTCAGGGCTGCCATAGGTCAATTAATGAGACTTGGAAAATTCAAGCCGCGTCTACGGCTGATTAAATGGGTGAAATACAGGGTAGCCGGGATGCGCTTTGCAGCCTCATCGAGCGGCGCGAGTAATCCACAAAAAAACTGCGCCGCTGTGCTAGGTGATGAGGCAACCCGGTCACGGAGGAGGAGTGACGTGAACGGGGATGTATTTTGGCATCTGATTTCCAGCGCTTGCGCGATGAAACTTTGCCGATGCCCTAACGTGATTGAACTATTAATTAATTTCATTTGTCAGCAGCGCTATCAATGCAGGGATGAACGAAGCGGCCTGCGGGTTTGAGGAATGAAAACGATATTTTCCGACTGCAACGATAACTTTTTTTCGATCACCTTTTTGAAAGTGTTTTATGCTGATGGGTTTGTTGAGTTCGCTCAGAGAGATATGGATGATATCTGGTTTCTTTGCAGGAGTTCTTTTCCCGGTGAGAAGCCATTTCATATCGATGCCCGAAACTCGCAGTCGATCCAATAGTCTTTTGCTCGGGACTTTTCCACTGCTTGCATATTGGTGCACCGTTTCAGGGCACATTCCAAGTTGTCTCGCCATCTCTCGAATCGACCCATATTTTTTCGTTGCATATTTACGAAGTCTGAACATGATGAGTACTCGGGCATTTCGGTTACCCGGTCCCAAAAGCCAAGAAGGTGAACAACCGACTTTTTCTAATTTCGCCAATATGACTTTTCCAGGAAAAGCTTTGTCGTTTGCGAATTGTTCGATGTATTGTCGAGATACTCCCAATTTCTTGGCGAGCGCAGAGCAAGTTCCGTATCTACTCTCTGCAAATTTTCTAATCTTTTGACCAACGGTGGGCATGGTATTTTTTTCCTTAAGCAGCTTTGCGTTGACGGCGACGGATTTGCGATGATCGGACAAATGATTTTATCGAATTATATAACTCTCTGTTTTGACGTGTACCCCGAAGGACTTTTGATATGAGAGCCTGAGAACAATTGAATCGGTCTGCGAGGAAATATGTACTGATATTTTTTCGCTTCATCTCGGAGTAAATGTCGAGAGCCTTGTCAAAGTCATAATAGCTTGTTCTTAACATTTTGAAACCCTATCTTATTGTGTCTAAGTACTGATAAGTACAATATACGATGATAATCTTAAAAAGCAAGCTTATAATCATATTATTTTAAACCATGTCAGAGGATAATAATAAAAGGGTTCAAATTGCCTTCAGATTGAGGGAATTTGGTCTTAAAAAATACCGCACCTTGACGGATTTTTCAAAGGCATTGGGTGTTAAGCCTCAGACCCTTAACAACTATGTCTCCGGTAAAACTCTGCCGGGGAACAAAATGCAAGATAAATTGAACGAATTGGGTTGTGATATCGGATGGCTAATTACCGGACTCAGTCGTGATGAAATGAATGCAAAATATGCCGGAACGGTAAAAGAACAGGCTACGATGCTCGGCTTCGTTCCAAAAGACGAGGAAGGGAAAATGTTACTCTACCTCAGCCTCGTTGGTATCAATACTGTAGTTGATCTTCAGAGGGCTTTGGATAAGAGTGTAATTAGCGAAATCGGGAAAGAAAAAGACCAAGAGAAAACGAATCAAACAAAGGAGAGCAAGTCATGAGATATTATATATTATTGTTCGCCACACTCGTTATTTCGGGTTGTGGCGGAGTATCGGAAAGTTCCTGGCATGAAAATATCATACGCGCATCGGCGTTGGCGGGTGAATCTACGGAAACTTTTAAGAACGGCAAGAGGAATCAGGTTACAGACTCGCATATTTCTGCAACCTATATCGATTCATCAGCGTCTATGATATTCACCGGAATTGGCGGGGTTCGGCGTTATACAAGTGAACCCTGGGATAGTTCGTCAATCCATAACCTCCAGATAGGAGAAAACTTCTACATCTGGATGAGTAGAGATTTAACCTATAGATTCCACGTCTATAAGAGGAACGGTGGCGAAATGGAGGTTGGGATATTGGCAGAGAGGGCTCCGGAACCGGTAGTATTGCCTGCAGAGGAAGCGCCCGTAGCTCAACCGCTGGAATATATTCCCCCATCGACTCCTACCAATGGTTTAGGTCCTGATGGTTATGTCGGCAATATCTCGATATTCCTCAACGGCGGGGCCGATCTCATACATTCCGAACTTGGATCCTCCTCCGGCAATGATACCCGATTATCCTTCGGTACCGAGTTGCTTTATACGGCAGCGCCAAATGTCTCTTACGGTATCCACATTAACCATCAGTCCGTAAATTACCCTATGAACCCTGGTATGAATTTTTCGATGTCGGTCTGGAGCGCTTCGTTTCAAATTCGATTATATTCAAAGGACAGGTCTCAATGAAAATAAATTTTTGACATAGCCTTCTACCTATTGATTTTTCGAATTTCACATGCTATATTAGAGCAATCATAATAGCCGCACCTAAAACATAGCGGCGCCAGGGAAAGTTCTTAACCAAGAAAGTCCCATCATCACAGAGCAATCTGTGGCGATGGGACTTTTTTTTGTAACTCCTCCTATTCCTCCTCTTACGAAAAGGAGGACGATATCATAGAGCCTCTCTCTTCGCAAGAGAGAGGATGGAGAGAGTTAAGAAGTCAATATAAAGGCGGTATGAAATCATCAATGCAAACATTTCTGATCGGCGTATTCATCGGCGCGCTCGTGGTAACGGGGGTGTGGCTGATCTATCTTGGCAGCAATGAAAACGAAAATGCTGCGCGCGACCTCGATTGGGTTATCGAGCAGGGCATCATGCCCCTCGATGGAGCAATCGCCGGAATCAGCATCAACCCCGAACTTCCCGACGCCAAACCGAAATATTTCCCACAACTTGTAAAGGATCTCGCCAATGAACTCGAACACAAATATTTCATTCCGAAAGGAGTCACGTTAGCGCAATGGGCAATCGAAAGCAGTTGGGGAATAAACGAACTCGGAGCGCACAACTACCTCGGCCATACCTTCGAGGCAGTGATAAAGTATTTGAAGGACACATCGTGGGTATGGCGCGCGGACAGAATAATCAAGGACGGGGAACTCGCGATTGGCCCCCAGCGGCGGTTCTCCTCGTACAAAAATATCAGAGAATGTTTTCGCGTGCACGGGGAATATCTCACTCATTCACCGTTGTACGCAGCCGCGTTCAAAACCACCAACCCGGAACGTTTTGCCAGGGCGATTGCGAAACGTTATAATCCCAACCCTCAATATGCCGTCACGATGATTGCAATCATGCGGCGGTATCACCTTGAATAGGACAACCATGCCATTAACAGACAACGAAAGAGCGACACGCGTTGGAAGATTAACCTTGTTGAAGGAACAGCAGGAGCGCCTCCGCATCCTTATCGATACGCTTGCGAAGGATATCGTGACGGCGTTCGACCCAATGGATATCGAATGTACGTATGCCGATAACATCAATGTTACGAGGCTGGAGATCGGCGTCAACCAGATCCGGAAGTATGTGAAGGATCTTAAGAAGTTGAACGAGGAGATCGTGGTCCTCCAATCGAAGCTGGGCGAGAATTAACCATGAGCGTCCGCAACAAATATATTCTTTCGGCTGTCGGGCTTTCGCTGGGGATATTCATTCTCCCTCACGATTTTATCGAGCTGACAAAAGTGTACATCGTCTCAACCATCGCGTATGCTACCATCGTCTTCAATATCCTCTATCATTCCGATCAGCTCATGGGAAAGATTGCCGAGCGCTTCGCGGAGATCCTCGTTCAGCGTTACCGCTTAAGGGAAGTACTTGAGGAGATCATGAAAAAACATCAAAACGAAATTCACCAGGGACTGAAATGATCGCCAAAAAATATCACCAGGCAATTCTCACGGCAACCGGCAAACCGCCCCGCGCTCTCATCTTCGGCGCAATGGATATCGCCGGCGGCAAAGCTCCCGCCGAATTTGAGTTATTGAAGACCGGCCACTGGGACGCCTACCAGCATCCCACGGAAGGATTGATGAGTTTCAGCGTTACCCCCGCGCATCTTATTGCTGCGGAACGTTACTCGGCGCTCCGGAAAGAGCGCGCTCCAAACCGGGACTTCGTGATTGATTACGGGCATGCAACCCTGAAGGGACCCGACGCTCCCGCATCCGGATGGATCGGCAGGATCGTCCGCTCCGGAGACAACACGCTTATTGCCACCGATGTCCGATGGACGAAGAAAGCCCAGGATGCAATTGAATCGGGCGAGTACCGATACATCTCTCCCGTCTTCGGATTTGATATTCTCGATAAAGTGACCGCGCAGCTCATCCCGATGGCTGTATTGCAGGCGGCGCTTACCAACGAACCGTTTTTCGATGAACTCGCGCCTCTCATGGCCGCACAAGATAATTCACATCTCTACTTATTCACAGCAAAGGACACCAATATGGACGAACTCTTAGAGAGACTGAGGTACTTCCTCAATCTTCCAATCACAGCAACGACGGAAAATGTGCTCACCGAGTTGAACACGCTCGCCGGTCAATTGAAGGAATCAATCGGCGCGGAAACGGTGCAAGCCGTTAACGTTCCCGGAATCCTTGCCTATTTGAAAAAACAGAAAGCCAGCCTGGTCAGCGCATCGGACGGGCTGTCATCAATCTCAACGGTTCTCGGCTTGCCTCCCGGAACTACCCTGGAGGAAATAAAAGGGCGGATTATTTCCGGCAGGGATAATGCGGCGACGATCACCACGCTCCGGGGGCAGCTTGCACAAATCGAGACGGAACGGTTTACCGAGAAGTTCAACGGAGTGATTTCAGCCGGCATCAGCTGCGGACGCATCACCCACGCGCAGAAGAACGATGCAGAATGGCTCTCCGCGCAAATGGATTGGGCGAAAAAGAATTTCGTCTCCTGCAAGGAACACTTCACCCAGAAGGGTCCGGTTATCGTCCCGGTTAGTGAAATCCGCATCGATGAATCAACCCCGCCCGCCGGGCAGGATCCGAGCGTGATTGCCGCATCGGCAGTCGCGTACAAGACCGAGCAGGAGAAGCTCGGTAATATAATTTCATATTCCACCGCTGTTCAACACGTCACGAAGGGAAAGTAAATTATGAGACAAGACACACTTATAAAAACGTATGCAGCGGATGGAGTTATTGCTGCCTTCCGCATCGTCGTATGTGGCAATACTGACGATAGGGCCTCTCAGGCAACTGCCGCAACCGAGATGCTTATGGGTATTTCGGGGGAACTCGCAGTTTCAAATGATGAGCGTATTGATATTGTCAAGGCAGGCATTGCCGCGGTCGAATACGGCGGATTTGTCCTTGCAGGCAATTGGCTCACAACCGACGCCGACGGTAAAGCGGTTGCAGCAAGCGTCGGCGATAACGTTATCGGCTTCGCAGAGATGGATGGCGTCTCCGGTGATATCGGGGCTGTCTACATCCTGCCCGGCAAAGTCCACGTTGCAGGGCACGTTGCGCTTGTGCTTCCGGCAATCAGCCTTGTCGGCACCGGCGTTGCGTGCGTCGTCTCTCCGGTCGCTGGAACGATTGAGACGATTCAAAGCGTCATCGATGGCGCTCTCACAACCGGCAATGCAACGTTGACCGGAAAGATCATTCATGCCGGAAGTTCTGCCAATATCACCGACGGCGTCATCACGATTACGCAGGCCGGATCGGCAGCAAATGATGTCGATTCGGTTTCACCTTCCGCGCTGAATGATGTAGCCAAGGGCGACGTCATCAGCATAACGGTTGGCGGCACCAACGACGCCGCACGAACCGCAACGGTGACAATCGATATAGCGACGTAACCTCCTCCAGCCTCCTATCTCGTAACTCTCCCCCCGTCCCCTCTCTTCTGAAGAGAGGGGCGACGAAGTCGGGGTGAGTTACGGGAGGGAGGGGTGGGCAGGTGAGTTAAAAAACAGTTTTAATTTTCCAATTAATCAACATTATAAAGGGTTTTAATTTTATGCCTCAAACTCCATTTCCATTCAATCCGGTATACACGGCAATCGCGATTGCCTACCGCAATGCGAAGCTCATTGCGGATTCGGTCCTTCCGCGCGTGCCGGTAAGCCTGAAGGAATTTAAATACCAGATTCTGCCGATAGGACAGAATCTCACTCTCCCCAACACAAAGGTTGGCCGGAAAGGTTCGCCCAACCAGGTGGACTTCACCGCAACGGAAGAAACCGATTCGGTGCAGGATTACGGTCTCGATGATCCGATACCGCAAGATGATATCGATCAGGCCGCAGCAGCCAATACCGGGTATGATCCGATGGCTGTAGCCGTTGAGGGATTGACCGATCTAATCATGCTTGACCGCGAAGTCCGCGTTGCAGCTCTCGTCTTTAATGCCAGCAATTATGCCAGCGGAAAAAAGATTCAATGCGGAACCGGAGGAGGCCAGCCGGCGAAGTTCACCGACCTCACCAATTCAGATCCGATCAAGGTCATCAGCGATGGGTTGGATGCATGCATCATGCGTCCGAATAAGATGGTGATTGGGCGCGCCGCATTTACGCGGCTTTCGACTCATCCGAAAATATGCAAGGCATATTTTGGCAATGCCGGAGACGCCGGAATTGTGCCGCGTGAATTTGTCGCCAAGCTGTTCGAGCTGGATGAAGTCCTCGTCGGCGAAGGCTGGGTGAACACGGCAAAGAAAGGGCAAACGGTAACGCTCTCAAGAGTCTGGGGCGGGAATATCGCACTGCTTCATATTAACCCGCTTGCCAATACGCAGCGCGTAGGAACGTTCGGCATTACCGCTGAGTTCGGAAAACGCATCGCCGGAGCGCAGCCCGATAAGGATATCGGATTACGCGGCGGACAGAAAGTCCGTGTCGGCGAGAGCGTGAAAGAACTCATCACGGCGAACGACTTCGGATACTATATCCAGGACGCGGTATAATCAACTATTCCTCTACCGCCAAGAGGATGCCGTCCGGAGCCAGCGTTTCTCCTTGCTGTGTTTCCGGGCGGCGTCATTATTAACTACTGAACGAACATGAGTTATTGCACAAAAGATGATCTGATCCCGGCTCGCCTTTCTGAAAAAACGGCGCTGGAACTTACGGCTGAAAGCGGCAGTGAAATTAATTATACAACTATCGATAAGGCAATTGCCGCAGCTGATGCTGAGATTGATTCCTATATCGGTAAACAATACCGTGTCCCTGTTGTCGAACCGAGTGTCAGACTTATCGATCTATCGATAACGGTTGCGCTCTATAAATTATATAGTACGCGCGGCACTGAAATCGGCATGCCTGAAGTGATACGAACGAATTACGAAGATGCTATCGCATTTTTGAAAGATGTTCGTGATGCAAAAGAAACGCTCGGCATTGAACCAGAACCTCCTTCACCGTCCCAGGGCAATCCGGAGTTCCACGCGAACAGCCGCCAGTTCACCCGCGATAAATTGTCCGGCTATTGATGGCCGAAGGAAACAACATACAGGGACTTGAGGAGCTCAACAACGTTCTCGCCGGACTGATGGAACGGGCGCAGCACCTGAAGCCCGCGCTTACCGAGTTCGCAGTCTACCAGGTGGGATCGTTCCAGAAGAATTTTGAAGAAGGCGGTCGACCGGCATGGACTCCTTCGCAGCGCGTTGTCAAACATGGTGGACAGACATTGATAAAAAGCGGACGGCTGCAACGATCTGTTACGGACCCGGAAGTCAACGATACCGGCATTGTGTTCGGCAGCAATCTTCCCTATGCGCGGATCATGCAATTCGGCGGCACGATTGAACGCAAGCCGCAAACGCTTTTATTCCGGCGCACCGCATCCGGGGCAAACAGATTTGCATCGCGCAAGTACGCGATGAATAGAAAGGCCGGCTCAATTGGTTATGCGCGCACCGGCGGTTTCACGATTACGGAGATCGCGCGCCCATACATCGTGTTCCAGCCGGAAGATATCGCAATGGCAGCGCAGATTATCGGATCGTTTTTAATCGCCCAGCCGCAATGATCGCCGTCGCAAAAATTATCGCTCAATTAAAAATCGACATCAAGGCGGGCGATACCGCGCTGGCAACAGTTGACTGGCTTCCCACGAAGATGGACGAGAAAGATCTCGAAAAATTATCAAAGCGCCTGCCGTGCTGCCTTATCGGATACGGCGGTCTGAAGCCGGTGAGCCGGGACCAATCCGGAGGCGGCGTGATCAAGCAGCAGGGATTTCATTTTCTGATTATCGCCAGATCGGCGCGCACGGAGGAAGATGCCGAGTCCGAAGTCATCGCCCGGCTCGATACGCTCCGTGGCTTGCTCGACGGCGCGCAATTAACAATTGAAGGAGAGAAGCCTATCACGTTTTCCCTCCTCGCCGAAACTCCCGAACATACGGGAGACGGTTTAGCAGTCTACAGTGCAATTTATACCATCAATCAAATTTAAGGAGTGTTGTATGAAACTATCAAAAAAGATCATGATCGCAGTCGCGTTATTCATCGCCGTAATTGTATTTGCCCCCAAGCTGCTGATTGCCTTGCCGGTGTTTGGATTATTGAACCGCGATGAAACGAAAGTCAACAGCGGCGACGTGGACGTCTTCCTCGCCATAGAAACGGACGCGGTCGATCCGGTAACGCCGCTGAGTCTCGCCGAGTCGCGGTCAGGCGGATCGGCGACGTGGTTCTGCGCGGGCAGTTTGGAAGAAGAGAATCCCGATACGCAATCCACGCCGCAGTCGATCAATAATCAGTCAAGCTGCCCGATCCAGGTGGGATCGGAGAATAAGCATACGATGAACGTCCTCCAGACGGATTACGCGCACTTAGTGGCGCTGGAAGGATTCATCCGTAAGCCTATTTCGATGATCCTGGTCAAGAAAGGCACGGATATCGGATACCGGTATCAGCACCTCGGAATGCTGGTCGGCTGGAAAGGCAACTGGACTTTCAAAAAGCCGAACATGATTCCCGTGACGATCCAGAACATGACCGGCAAGCTCACGGATTGTTACGATGAGATCACGCTGACAAACGGCGACTAACCCCCTCTATTCTTCCCGTCCCTCATTGATGAGAGACGGGAAGACTTGATTATAATTGCGCCCCCTCTTCGTAAGAGGGGGATGGGGGAGTTAAAAAACACTTTTTAAAGGGCCATCATCATGTGGGTAACAGGATATTACACCGGCTGGGGAATTGACCAGTGCCCGGTGAGCGCGATTGATTTTTCCGTCTTCACGCACATCGTTCATTTCTCTCTTATTCCGAACGCGGACGGATCGCTCAACGCTTCCGGCAATTCCATCATCCCGAACGCGGGCGATACATCGCGCATCACGTCGATTGTCAACGCCACCCACCTGGCCGGCAAGAAGGTCCTCATCTGCATCGGCGGATACAACTCACCCAACTTCCCATCGGCAATCTCTTCGGCAAACCAGGCGACGTTCATCGCGAACCTCGTCACGTTCATGAAGACGTATGGCTACGATGGCATCGATGTCGATTACGAAGAGAACTCCACAACGAATCTCGTTTCATTCATCACCAATCTCCGCACGGCAATGGACGCCGCATCCGGAGGACCGTATTTATTAACGACTGCGAACGCCTGGGATCCTTCCGTTCTTGCTCCGCTCTACGCGAAGTTTGACCAGGTCAATCTCATGACATACGATCTGGCAACCGGCGCGTATTCAGGATGGGTGTCGTGGCACAACAGCGCAATCTATGAAAACGGCGAGGTGCCCGGCCAGGAAGGCAATATCTCCGTCAATGGCATCGTTGAACAATGGCACGCGGCTGGAGCTCCCTATGCAAAGCTCGGTATCGGCATCGACTGGTACGGATATATCTGGAGCGGCGTAACGGGTGTCGCGTCGAATGTGCCGTATTATTCAATCATGGATAATTACTTCTCCGCCGCGAATAACAAGTGGGACGCCACAGCGCAGGCAACGTATCTTTCCATCACCGGCACGTCGCCGAAGTTCATCACATACGACGATGAGACGACGATCAAAGCAAAGGTCGCGTATGCCGCAGCGAAGGGTGTCGGCGGAATCATCATTTGGGATATCGCCGGAGGATACCGGAAGAATCAGGCAGTCGGCCAGCGCGATATCCTCGCGCAAACCGTTAAGGCGGCAATAAACGGGCTCGCTCCCGATACCACAGCGCCGACTGTGAGCATCACAACTCCGGCGAACAACGCGTCACTCTCCGGCATTGCAACTCTGACCGCTTCAGCATCCGACGACGTTGGCGTTGTGGGCGTTCAGTTCAAACTGAAAAAGACTGCCGCATACAAAGTGATGATGCTCGGCGATTCAATCACCGCTGCCACGCATTACCCGCCCGCGCTGTACGAATATCTCCGCGCAGCAGGCTACACGAATTTCGTTTACGTCGGTACCGCAGTCACCAACGGCGGCCAGGGCGTAACGTACAACGGCACGGCGTATTATCAGGATCTCGAAGGACACAGCGGATACAACTCCGCGCAGCTCGCGTCCGGATTGCCCGGCTGGCTTGCCACGCTTCTTTCGGCAGGCAACGTACCCGATATCGTTTGCATCCATGCCGGCACGAATAATTTCTGGAACGGCGCAACAACGGCGCAGATTACGCAGACGCTTGCCGATTACGGCACGATGATCGATGCGGTCCGTTCGCTCAACCCGAATGTAAAAGTAATCCTGTGCCAGATCATCCCGATGGATGGCTCATCGGCAGAGCTGGCAGCGACAACTGCGCTCGACGCGGCAATCCCCGCATGGGCGCTTAGCAAAGCAACATCACAGTCGCCAATCGTGGTTGTCGATATGGCGACCGGCTTTAACATGAGCACGATGTACGAGGACGCGCCGACGAACGTCCACCCGAACGACGCGGGATCACAATTTATGGCTGCTAAGATTCTTCCCGCGCTCGAGGCGATGCTCAGCGGAGATAACATCGGCACGGAAGTGACGGCGTCACCCTATACGATTTCATACAACACCGCGCAGCAGGGCAACGGCGGATACACGCTGAGCGCAACGGCGCGCGATGCGGCAGGCAACACTGCCAGCGCATCTATTGGCGTGACGATATCCAACACGCCCGATACGCAGGCGCCAACAATAGTGCTTAACGGCCCGGTCGATGGCACCACGGTATCCGGCACGCAAACAATCAGTGCGACGGCGTCAGATAATGTGGGAGTCGTGGGCGTACAGTTCAAGCTCAACGGAACCAATCTCGGCGCAGAAGTTACTGCGGCTCCCTATAATTTGCAGTGGAACACGCTTAACCAGGTGAACGGCACGTACACGCTCACGGCAACCGCGCGCGATGCTGCCGCGAACAGCACAACGGTGCAGGTATCGGTCATCGTCCGTAATATCGCGGTCACATATAATGTGATTGCCTCGGATACGTTTGACCGGGCAAATGAAAACCCGGTGGCCGGATTGAACTGGACGCCGCTTCTCAATCAGCCTTCAAGCGGATCGATGGCGGTTGTGAGCAATGCAATTCAGGCGTACAGCGGCGCGGGCGTGAATAACTTCGGCGGCATTGCCTGGAATCAATTAATGACCAAGGGCTCCGGCGTTGCGCTCACCATTTTGCAAAAGCCCGGCAGCGGCTCGTATTCCATGCTCTTTATCTACGCGAGAATGCAGAGTAAAGACCTTTCAACGGGCAATGGATACCGATTTAAAATGATCGATAATCCCGGCTCGAATACCACTCTTGCCATCGAGCGGATCGTGAACGGCGTGAATAATACCACGCTCGTATCGACGACGAGTTACCCGGTTGTTGCCGGCGACGTTGTGAAGTTCATCGTGGTTGACGACGCAAGTTCAACGATGAAAGTATTTGTCAATAATGTAGAAGTGCTCTCGTACGCGGATACAGCCTATAACCCGACGAGCTGGTACTTCTGGATTCGCGGCGCGGTCTTTACAACACCTGCAAGATTCGATAACTTCCAGCTTTTGAGTTCAAGTTCCGCCGCAGTTACGCATACAATCAATGCCAGCGCAGGGAGCAACGGCTCTATCTCTCCTTCCGGCGCCGCTATTGTTGCCGACGCGGGATCTCAGCAGTTTACATTCACTCCCTCAATAGGATATCACGTTGCTGATGTGCTGGTTGACGGCGTTTCAGTCGGCGCTCAATCGAGTTATACCTTCAGCAACGTGACGGCTGACCATACGATCAGCGTTACGTTTGCAATAAACACTTATGCGATTACCGCTTCTGCCGGCGCGAACGGTTCAATAAGCCCGAGCGGATCGGTGAGCGTGAACTATGGCGCAAGCCGCGCATTTACAATCACTCCTGCAACCGGCTACCACGTTGCCGACGTGCTCGTGGATAGCGTCTCCCAGGGAGCGATTACATCGTATACGTTCAGCAATATAACGGCGGCGCATACGATCAGCGTCACGTTTGCGGTCGACACCTACACGATCCATGCAACAGCAGGGTCGCATGGGACAATATCCCCCGCAGGAGATACGGTAAAGACATATGGCCAATCGCAGACATACACGATTACGCCGTCGAACGGCTACAAAGTGGACGTGATACAGATCGACGGCACGCCGATATCGAGCAGGCTCACCTATACATTCAGCAATATCAGCGCGACGCATACGATTGTGGTGACATTTGCGGCAAAGCCGATTCATCACATCACGGCATCCGGAGGGAGCCACGGCTCGATAAGCCCGAGTGGATCGACTGCGGTGACAGATGGAGACAGCCAGCTTTTTAGTTTTACCCCGGACAGCGGATATCACGTCGCAACTGTGACGGTTGATAGCGTTTATGTTGCGCCGGGGTCAAGCTACCAGTTCGATAACGTAACCGACGATCACACCATTGTGGTGATGTTTGGGGCTGATGCGAGTTCATCGGAGCCGACAATTACGAATATTCATCCCGATATAAAGGTGGTCGGCGATCCTGATTTCACCATCACCATTGATGGGACAAATTTTGTCAACGGGCAATCAACAGTGCGTTTCAATGGCAACGACCTCACGACAACATTCGTCAGCATGACGCAGCTTACGGCCCTTGTTCCGGCGAGTTGCTTAATGGTATCAGGAATATTTGATATAACCGTCTTCAATTCCGGCGGAGGCGGAGATTCAAATGCCTGGGGATTTTCGATTGACCCGATAACTGCCATTACAACGATCAGCCGGATCATCAATGGCAGTACGATAACCTACCGCGCCACGGTCGTGAACTCGAAATCAACCCCCGTCAAACCGACCGGCAATGTTGTATTCACCGTGGATGGAGTTGACCAGGATGCGATTGATCTGGATGAAAACGGCGAAGCGGATATTACGATTGCAATGATTTTGAAAATCACCGCGCATTATAGCGGTGATGCGAATTACCTTGAGTCCTTTAGCAAACCGGTCTATCCGCTCGTTTCCGCCGGCGCATTAAACTGGTACCAGATTGGCAAGCCGATCTCAACGGGAAACCCGTGGGTTGCTTTCAATGGACTTAATGGAGTAATGCTTTATCCGTCTTATAGCGACAATTATATTGCAATAAGCATAAATCGCGGACGGACTTGGCAACAACTCGAGGGTTTGGATCTGCAGCATCTTGGCAATTTAAAAAAGATGACGAATGGGTCAGTTGTTCTTATGTGCGCCGAACCGTTTATCATTCAGAATGGGACAATCGTATCGTTATATAATGTGATTGAACACGGCGTTTCAACATACATTTCTGATTGCGATTTCTTCGATGCGAATAACGGAACAATAGTTGGGTATGATAATACTTTTATTGCAAAAACGACAAATGCCGGTTCAAGCTGGACAACATTGACGCCCCCGACTGGAAATAAAAATCACTGTGTTCAGATGAGGACTGCGAACGAGATCTACATCGCAGGCGATTGGCATGTTCACAGATCGCTGAACGGAGGGACGATCTGGAACGATATAACGCCATCATGGCAAGGATACCCCGTATTTGATTTTATTCATTTCATCGACGCAAACAATGGATGGATCGCCGGACCTGAAAATGGCGGATCATTCATCGGAATCACGAACGATGCCGGAGCGAATTGGACGCTTATCCACCTCGGGCTTGCGTTCACAATGATAAAAATATTTGATAGCCTGAATGCGATGATAATCACCGCCGAGGGCGTTCTCCTACAATCGTTTGACGGATGTTTGACGTTCAAAGAGAACAGCAGGATCGATGACACGTTAGGCTCCGGATATATCTGGGACGCTGAGACTGTGGTGATTCCCTCATCGGCGACGGCGAACACAAAAATGTACCGCAGCTTCCCCGCTCCTGTCATCACCTCTTCAGCCGGCTTACACGGCGACATATCTCCGGATGGAGCGACCGAAGTCGATGACGGCGGCACGCAATCATATACTATCACTCCGGATGAAGGCTACGCGGTGTCGGAATTAATCATCGATGGCGTTGTCTGCGACGCGGCAGAAAGCTACGAATTTACGAACGTGACCGAAGACCACACGATTGTGGCGAACTTTGAGCCGACAACATATCTCATCCTCGCCGACTCCGGAATTAATGGCAGCATTTTTCCGCGCGGAGTTATCCCGGTTCAGGTCGGCGGCAGCCAGTCGTTCTTTATCACTCCCAATCGGGGTTACAGCATCCATCAGGTGCTGGTCGATAACGAGCCGGTTGGTCCCGTTCCATTTTATCAGTTCAATTACATTACTGCAAACCATTCGATTGTTTCCACTTTTGTCAGGAAGAAAACCATGAACCGAAACCCGGAAAATATTATCAGCGGCGGCGCTGATCTTGTTATTTACAAAAAATCCGATAAGTCACTCCGCAACGTCGGCATCATCGCGCAGGATACATTGCTGAACAACGGCACTCCGGCAGGCGAGAATGACCAGGATGGCCGCCCGATAGAAATGGGCGTCGATATCGTCACCTCGGCGGAGATGCTCCAGACCTCGCTTGCCGAATTGCAAGACCAGGATGATATCGATTTCACCGGCGCGCATCTCTGGATCGTCAATCCGGACCAGACAATTGTCATCCGGGATACGAACGCCACAATAGGCTATCACGGCTCGAACGCGCGCAAGAAGGCAAACCGCGCGCTGATAAAATATTCCACGTTCGCCGGCAGAGTGAGCGAAGGCATGTGGGCGATGCGCGGGTGGTTCGATCCCACCGGCATGATGTGGCTGATTGCCCCGGAGTTAGGCAAAGGCAGGGCAACAAATACCATTTTGGATATCGGCAACGATGAGCTTGCAATTTCCCCTGTCTCTCCCGGCGCGGGGTTCTGGGGAGCGGACGGCGTAACGCACGGATTTGCCGATGCAGGAGACTTCATCGATATCCCCTCCGCACAACTTACCGGAAAGGAAATCATCGGCACGGCGGATGCGACAATTATTATCTGGTTCAAGAAGCCGGCATTGCAATCGACCGACCGGCAGATCGTCTCCCTGCAGAACGGCAAGATCCTCTTATCAACAATCGATACGCTCGTCGGCAAACTAAAATTAACGGTCACATCCGGTTCGAGCGTAACGATTACCAGCTCGGCAACCGTGATCGATGACGCCATGCATTGCGTCGTTGCAACGCTGAAGAACGGCGGAGCGGCAACGCTCTATATTGATGGCGCGCCGGTCGGTACGGTGGACATCTCGGCGCTGGCGGCAATCGGCGACAATGCGAACGAGGTGAAGATCGGTTACGGCATGCAGGGATCGGTTGGCAGCGCTTTTGCGATCCGAGGAACTGCATGGAGCCCGGAGAGAGTAAAGAAATTTTATAATTCAACGAAGGGGACGTATCCGACCCCGGCGATTTAAATAACTCACCCTCATCAAATCACCCCCTTCCCCCTCTTTAACAAGAGGGGGTCGGATATTCCCCCTTGTTAAAGGGGGAGATTAAGAGGGGGTTTTTAAAACAAAAAGGAGAAATAATTATATGGCGGTAACTCACGAATTTCCAAAAACAGGCGGCGGCACGATAACGAAGACGCTGAACCCTCCCTTTAACGATCTCACCGGCCAGGCGCTGGAGATGCTCGGATTCAAATCATTCGAAGAAATGATGCGCGATGAAAATGCGGTATTGGGCGCCGTCCGCAAGATGGACGTAACGCTGGACCCGGAGAAACGCGAGAAGATGTGCGGCATCATCTTCATCGGCGGCGCGGACGATATTGATTTTTCAAAACAGCACGACCTGAGCGTGATGGGGCGGGCGATGAATGATTTTTTCGGGCAATTGGCCGGGATCTTTCTCGTGCCCGTGCGAAACTTGGCGACTCCCCGGGAGTAAAAACCGTTGAAGCAAGTAATTTTGATTTCATCGATCACCAGAAAAAACTTATCCTCAAGCTCGCGAAGGGCAACCCGCTCTTCTATCGCGAGATCTATTCGCGGTGGACGTACTCGCAGACCATTGAGTATGCCGTTGTTATCATCGAATACCGGCGCGACGAGATTATCAAGCTTGAGGGCATCGAGAACCCATATTCACTGATTGCAACAATTCTTAACGACCGATTATAGCCATGCAAGACGTCGCTCAAAATACGTTTAAAGTCACATTCACAATTGACCTGGCTCCTTACGCAGCCGGGTTGAAATCGATGCTGACAATGACCGGGCAGGCGGGGCAGCAACTCAAGCCGCTCCTTGCCGGCGAGGCAGTTCCGGATATGAAGCCGATTGAAGCCGAGCTGCAGCGCATCGAGCAGCAGATGAAAGCTGTAGGAATCGAAGCGCAGATTACCGGCCAGCAGATGCAGGGCATGGGTGCGCCATTAGATACGATTGCCGGAAAATCGCAAAAGAATACGGTGGTGAACGCCGCGCACGAAGGATCGATACGCGGTGTGCGCCGCGAGGCAAGTCACATGATGATGGCGATGAGCTTCCTTGCCATGTCGCTCGGGTCCACCGGCGATGCTACTGAAGGCGGCGATAAGAAAACGAAACTCTTTACCGGCACGCTGAAGGAAGGCGCGATGAGCGGCTTCGGCTTTGCGACAATGCTGACGATGATAGGAGTGGAAAGCGGCGGAGTTGCCCTGGGGTTGGGAGCTGCTGTTGGTGTGGGTGCAGGATTGTTGAAGTTTTTTGATGACTCTGAAGAGAAAGCGAGGAGAGCAACTCAAGAGTTTGAGTTATTTAAGAATAGTCTGAGAGGGTTTTCGCTCGATGATTTAAAAAAGCATAGGGATGCTGTTTCTAAGGCTTTAATCGAATTGAGGAAGTTACAAGCAGATCAGGAGAAACAAAAAGATTCTACTTATCTCTCCGGTATCAAGGGCTTTGGGGATAATCCGTGGAAAGCAATACAAACTCTCTGGGC